CCCAAAATAACCTGCTCTAGTCGGTAAATCTCTGTTTGTGTAACGGCCAAAGTATTGGGCCGTCGCGAAAGAATCTAACACTTGTACGGAATCACGTACCATCAGGCCTTGCCCAAATGTAAAACCACCCAACAACCACATGAGAAGAAACACCATGGTCCACAACCAGCACAAGCCAAAGCTCACGCACGGTGGCGGGGGTCGGGGGGGGCAAACTTTCGGGGCTTGTGTGTGAAGGCCCAAGCGTCGACACAGAGTCTCACAAAGAGGGTCGGTTGCCAAATTCGCAAGTGCAAACTCTTTCGAGCATATCAACTTGCTAGTATCGGTTTCCAAGCCCAACATCATGTTCTGGAAATAATTGATCGAGTAGGCATACTGAGGTTTTAACTTAGCCACCACACCCCTCAACTGGTCGAATATCTCGGGCACAAAGCAATATTCCAGCATCAGGGAAAAACACTGTTCCGCGAAGAAGGCTGTCTTGGATTTCTCCTTGAAGCTCAACGCGTACTGATGTTTCTCCCAATTGACAGGCACTGGAACCATGGTTGCACCATGTTTGATGAACTTGTGTGAGCAAAAGACTCTGTCAGTCATCTTGCCGATTTCAATTTCCTTGCAAGTGAAGCCATACTTCTTGAGCCAGGCGATATAATCAGCCTTATCAATTCCATGCATCCGCGCAAGGACATCATCCCCAACGGAAATCATCTTATGAAATCTCTCGAAGTACCCACCGCACCGCTCTTCACAGTACATCACCTTCAAAATTACTTGCATCCGCGAATTACCCGAGATGGTAATCAGAGAACCTGAGCGGACTATGCCAGGCTCAACCTGATCCAAAATCGTGCCATCACTAAAGATGACCGCAGATCTCAACAACGTTTCGTAGCACTGATCAAAACCGAACTTGAAATAATTGTTCGGATTGAGACAAAGGTCCCAGCGCGCGTCACGATCGGCGAGGATTATCCAGAATGAGGCACTAATGTCCCAAGTAAGCTTGTCCTCGTCGGCAATTTTGTCACTCCCATCGTCAATCGAATGATAAATACGGTGGGCACCTCCGTAGAGCCAAGAGAAGCCAACTTTCGAAGGCGTCTTGTCGAAATTTTTCAGCTCAGCGGCCAGGGACGGTCCCAAAAAGAACCGATGAAACATTTGGTATTCAATGGGCATAGCCCAAATCAACCGCAACTTCCCTGTTTGGATTTTAATGATTTTGTGTGGCTCGGGCTTCACGAATAGTCGCGTAACCGGCTTGGGAACTTCCTTGCCAGTAGCAACACACTCCATGAGTTGTTCAAACCTTTGACACACAACAGCCCTGAGCGCCTTGTCTTTCTTGATGTCGGCATTCAAACCAACATTTTGCCAAACGTACGGATACCCGGGGCTTGCTTTATCCTTACACAAATCTAAAAGTTGTTCACTCAATGCACGCAAACTCTCCCCCTTTGGAGGGGAGGAAACGGGACACGACCAACGACAATCGGAATACAACATTTCCACAACACTACGAGCTTTGCGCTGCGTTGTCAACGGCGGCGCGGGGCTAGAATTGAATGTGGAAGGGACTTGTGCAAGAAAACTTAGTTTTTCACCTCTCGCTCCAATGTCTGGCTTACCGTACTTGTCTGAGACGGCTGACCAGTTTGGGGGGGCTCCTGGCTGGAGAACCCAAGGGCGTTCGGGGAAATTGAGGGGACGCTCCCTAGCAGAGCGGACAATGAAGGGCCCAATTCTGGCTCCGGGGGCAAAATTTTCGGCAAGACTGTTACTTGATCCTTGAACTTGCTCCACCACATGAGCTTCCGCCCATCCGGGAGTTGGCAGTACTTTTTGAATAACTGCGGATCGTTCTTGTCTGCTATCATCTTCGACCACCCGGGAAGGCTCTCGTACTCCGTCTTCCACTGCCAGATAACTGGTTTTGGACGCGGTGGTGCTTCGAGCACAGTCTTGGGCTTGGCTGTTGGCTTGCTCACAGGTTTGGTTTCCGCTTTCGCTTCCACCACCTGAGGCTGAACCGGCTTTGGGGCTTCCGCTTTCGCTTTCACCTTTGCCTTGGCCAACTTCTTTTTCAACTTTGAGATTTGATTTCTCAAAGAATTCTCTAGGACTCCCTCCGCTATCACTGCTTTGGGAGCTGCCTCCTTCTATTCTTGTGGCACCACCATTTTCGCCACGACTGGTGCCTTGTCGGGCGCCACGCGAAAATCCTTCTTCAACTCTGCCTTAAGATCGGCAACTTGCGCGATCAAAACTTGGAGATCCGTTGGTGCTTGCGGTTGAACCGCAACAGGTGGTATTGGCTGGTCAAGCTCTGAAGCGCCGCTGGTTGGATCAGCATTGTCCGCCATGCTGGAGTCTATCGGGCCTGCCACAAATATGTGTCCGGCCGGGACCCTCGCGACTTCCACGCCCTTCGATTGGACGCTCAACGTCACTGGTACCTTCTCCAAGGGCGACTCAAAGACTTGGGAAATAACCGCGGGATTAGCACTCTTGGTCAATTGAATTTGCCCTTTCGGGAACTTCACATAGGCCATGCACTTCTCCCACAGTCGTTGGGCAATCGAGCTTTCGCCCGGGAACCCTTTCCAAAACTTCTTGTTGCACTTTGCATGTGCTTCGTACACAACGAAAGGGCATAAATGCCACTGTGAACTGTAGTCGCCGCAGGCGCAGATCTTGAGGGTTCCGGTTTCATTGGTTCCACGGGCGAAATCCTCGCCTATGGCCATTGCCGCCATCCCTGAGCCCGCGTTAGCCAACGCAAGCATTGCCAGGTCCTCCTCTTGTTCTGCGCGTGCAAGTTCCGCAGGCGTCATCTGACGACGCTGCTCCTCGCGCTCCTTGTCCATCTTCTCGATTTCGTCGCGACGCTTCTCTTCGTCCGTGTGAGTGTCTTCATAATCCCACTCATCAACATCATGTTGATACCTTTCCGAGGTAACACGCTCAAAAGTCTGATCTGAATTCTCATCAAGGTAACGCTTATTATGCATCTCATAGTCCCACGCTTTCGAGTAGTTCGCAGAGATTACATACGATCTTCCACTGTTGTGATCGATTATAAGGTACTCAGTGTCTAAGCCATTATGCATTTCCCGTTTGCTCCAATTGCCGTCATCCCCTTCATAGCGTCGAGCCATGTCGAGAGCACCAGCATAAATGAAGTCCTCAGAAGCTGCAGTTTCCTTAGTGAGATTCTTCTGTCTTGACATATGTTTGGACAAACCCGATAGAATGCTGCCGACTGGCACGCAATAATTCTTGGGCGAAGCTCCCATGTAATGCATGAAGCAGACCTGTGCTCCCACCATTACGGGCCATCCGCACCAACCACCATGGG